CCGATCTGGTGTTCCTCGGTGATGGCGTCGATAGCCGGATCGGCCACCACGAACTCGATGATCTCGCGCGTCTCGGGCAGCACGACCGCGCACCGGCCAGACGGCAGGTCTTCTACCGGCACGCCCTCATGCGCCGCAATGGCCGCCTTCATGGTCTCAATGTCCCACGGAGGCGGGAAGTTAATCTCCAGATCCGTTGCGTTCAGGACTCTGTAAAGCCCGCCCTCGCTCGCCAGGGAGCAAGCTTGCAGGAACTCGTTTACATCATCCGAGACGATAGAGCCCCGGTGCAGGAGGCTGTCGGCGGCGTAGACGATGGCGCTGAACTGCTTGCCCATTAGGCTTGTGTGGTGACGGACACCACATCCCATTGCACATCGGTCGCGTTGTAGATGCAGCCGGCATAAGTGATTTTGCTGGCTACGGTGGTCGTCGGAAGTGTCACGCCAATGGCAATATAGGTTGCGTTCCAAGTTAACCCGCGCCCGGTGCCGTTGTCCTTGAGCCGCAGGATTAGCTTCTGCCCAGCCGTAGGCGTTCCAGAAGGCGCAGCAATCGTCACTGAACCGGTAAGTCCCAGCATCTGATACTGGTCAGCCGTATCGCTCGTAGGCGTCAGGGTGCCGCTTGTAGAGCCGTCCGTGACCACACGCGCCGTGATGCGCTTGTTAGTCAGCGTCTCGGTTCCGGCAAGCGTAGCAAGGGTGCCGGTCGTCGGTAGGGTGACGTTGGTCGCGCCCGTCGCCGTCAGGGTCGTTGAGAACGCACCCGCCGTGACCAGGGTCGAGCCGTTGACCAGCGTCAGCGTTCCGGTCGTGGATGTGATTGTCAAACCATTGACGGATGTAGCTAGCGCCGCGCCAAGCGTCGGAGTGACAAGCGTTGGGCTGGTTGAAAACACCAGATTGGTTGAAGTCGTCCCGGTCGCGCCGGCAGCCGTGTAGCCGGTGATATTGTTGAACGAAGTGATTGAGGCCGTGGAAGCGTTGGTGCCGCCGTTCGCCACCGGCAGGATGCCAGAGACTTGCGTGGTCAAGCTAACGCCCGAAAGCGTCCCACCAAGCGTCAGGCTTCCAGTAGTTGTAACCGTTCCGGTCAGGGTAATGCCGTTGACCGTTCCGGTTCCGCTAACGCTGGTGACGCTGCCGCTTCCCTTATTATTAAACGTCGTCCAATCCGTGCTGGTCAGATAGCCGCTTACCGAGGTCGTCGCCGCAGCCATGCTAATGGCGGGCGTTGCACCCCCGCTGGATACCACCGGGGATGTTCCGGTCACGGACGTAACGGTGCCGTTGCCTTTGTTGTTAAACGTTGTCCAATCCGTGCTGGTAAGATAACCGCTTACGGAGGTCGTTGCCGCCGCCATACTGATAGCCGGGGTAGCACCCCCGCTGGGAACGACGGGCGATGTCCCCGTAACGGAAGTGACCGTACCGCTGCCCTTGCTGTTGAACGTGGTCCAATCGGCGCTAGTAAGGTAGCCATTCACCGAAGCCGTAGCCGCCGCCATGCTGATAGCGGGCGTTGTGCCGCCGCTGGACACAACTGGCGCAGTTCCGGTCACGGACGTTATCGTGCCGCTACCCTTGCTATTGAACGTCGTCCAGTCGGTGCTTGTAAGGTAGCCGTTCACCGAGCCGGTAGCAGCGGCCATGCTAATGACCGGGGCCGCGCCGCCAGAAGACACAACTGGCGCGGTTGCGGTTACGCCCGTAACAGTTCCGTTGCCCTTGCCGTTAAACGTCGTCCAATCAGCGGACGAAAGCACCCCGCGATTGCTTGCCGAGGCCGTAGGTACGTTCAGCGTAATGGTCGGCGTCGTGGTGCCGTTGGCAACCGTGGACGTTAAGTCCGTGCCGGTGGTGCCAAGTGTTAGCGCCGCTACGCTTGTAACCGTCCCAGAGCCCGCTCCAGTGTTGGTGAGTGTCCCGGCGGTATAGGTAAGACCGCTGCCCACGGTGACGCTCTGTGAGGCCCCAGTGCCGTCAAATCCCATAAGAGTGTCGGCGGTGCCGGTAAGCGTATGTTCTGCATTCCAGTTAGACGGCCTAACAACGCTCGTATCCGCGCCATCTGGCACGGTTGAGGTAAAGGCGTGTTTCAGCGAAACGGTCATTGGAAATCCCTACTGAACAGTTTCGACGCCAATGGCGCGGCCATCGGGACCGCGAATAATGCGTTTAGGCGCAGTAGCGGCCCTGGCGGCTTCCTCAACACGCCTAGTCATGTCCGCACTAGTCTGCATGGCATGGTCGTGCATTGCGGCAACATTGTTATGCATATCAGAAAGCAAATTAGCGTGGTGTTGAACTTGCCCCGACAGGGTTTCAATGATTGTGTTTTTAGCGGCTTCTTCGGCATCAATAACGGCAACATCAATACCAGGATTGGCCGCAATGCGCGCTACCATAATTTTCGTAGCGGCATCAAGTTCGGCTTTCCATTTGTCAAATTGCTCTTTTGCTGCGTTTTCTTGCATCTTAAAGCTCATTTCATGCTGTTGGCGTTGGTTTTCCAACTGGGCATCAATTTCAGCCTTCATTTGAGCAATTTGGATGTCCGCTTGCGCCCTGGCTTGCTGGATTTGGGTATCCGTCTGCGCTTTTAGCTGCTGCGACTGCTGTTCGGCCTTGATTTTCATTTCTTCAGGGCTTGGTTGCGGGTTTTGAGCGTTTTGGGCCGATTTCTCGGTCAATTGCTGCAAGGCAACGTCAATCGTGCCTTCAATTGTGCGGGCTTGTTTGAAGCCAGCAACGCCAAACTTAATCATCTCCAGCAGCATCGGGGCCAATTCCGGCGTAGCTTGGCCGGCGGGAATGGCCTCACGCAGGAAGTTGGAAAAGGCGTTAAGGAACTCAACGCGCTCTTGCTTGGATTGGGCCTCATCAAGCTGAATGAGGCTATCGGCGTCCACTTCAATGCGGAAGTTCCGCAGCGGGGAGTTAGAAATCAGTTGCAGAGCTTGCGGGATAAGCTGCTTGTCCGCATCGCTCATTTGACCGGCGGCGGCATAGGCCAGAACGGTTTCCGGCTGGAACTTGGTGCAGATAATTTGCGCCTTCAAACGCAGAAGCTCGGTGGCGAACATAGCCACGCCTTCTTGCATCGCCCGGAGACGAAGACCGGCGTATTGCCCCTTGATCTGCTGGGCGGTGGCCGTTTCAGACGCCGCGCTTTGGCCGCGAATGATGTCCGAAATGCCAGTGATTTCGTAAATCTGGCCCTTGATCTGGGCCTGGGCTTGGTAGCACTGGATCAGGGTCGCGGCCAAGCTGTCGATGGGCAACAGATCAATGCTGCCTTTCAGACCGCCCTTTTCGCTGAACGCCATCCACTTATCGACCGGGATAAGCGTGTTGTTGTCGCCCTCGGTCAGCAAGCGTTGCAGGGCGGGCTGGGAGGCGTCGTACAGGCCACGGACGCGCAGGGCCTTAACCAGACCGTCAATCCGGTCGGTCAGGATGTCTAGCTCGTTAGCTTGGTCCTGATACAGGGTGAAATCAGGAATCGGGACAAGGCTATCGGTCGTGGTCGTAGCGTACAACGGTTTGGCGCAGGGGAAGAAGCCCTCCAGTTCCAGCGGGTCGTCGCGTTGGTCCAGCAGGTCGGGGAAGGACTCATGCAGCCAATAGACTTGGCCCGACTCCTTGTCCCAAAGCTCGCAAATCTTGGCGCGGTCATTGGTCTTGGTGCTGCCGCTGCCGTACTTCTGGGCGCTGTCGGGCGAGCTATCGGTCGGAATCTTACGGCCAAGTTCTTCGCCAAAGCGTTCAATGAGCGCGTTGCGGGTCATATAGGCCCAGCGCCATACCGAAGTGACTTCTTCCCAGGTCCGCGCTTGGGAATGGCCGAAGTCCTTCCAATGCACATAGTCGGTCGGGGCGCACTCGTACTCGATTTCCTCGGGCGCGCCTTCGGTGCCGGCCATCAGGTTATTGGGGTCGTTTTCGTTCGGCTCATCAATGTCTTCGGTGACTTGAAAGCCGTCTTCAGGCATATCCTGCGTCTTGATGTGCGGGTCATACCGCACCCAGGCAACGCCGCGACCACCCAAGAACCTGTCTTCGACGGAGTTCTTCATCGTGGCGCGGAAGTCGGGGTAATGCTCGATTTCGTAATCAAGCGCCCGCTCAATCAACAGCGAGGCTACCCGTCCGACCGGATCGTTATCGCTAAAGCGTCGGGAAACGCTAGCCTTGGGCATTTTGGCGTAAACGGCAGGAATGAGCGTCTGCACGTTAGACCACAGGATGTTGAACTTAGCCGTCTGGTCGCCAACCGTCGCTTGCCGCTCGTCATCGCGGTAGCGGCGGATAATCTTCTTGGTGCGGCCTTCCCACTTTTTGAACTCATTGTCATAGGCGTGGATGACGTTGAGCCACTTTTGAACCGGGGGAGTTAGAATTTCCATTGGCTATGCCCGTTAACTTATTTATTGCGATTGGAAATAGCAGCCGCTTTAGACTTCGCATCTTCCTTGCTGGACGCGCCCCAAGCCTTTAGGGCCAGCGCCAAGCGGGTAGGCTTTCCACCCTTTTCCATTGGACCCGGCATACTTCCCATACGGGCAAGAAAGGATGCGCGCCTTGGATTGTCGCCAGCTTTAACCGGAGCTTTAAGCGTTCCGCCCGTTTCAGCCTTATAAGACGCCCGCCCCTTGGCGTTTAGACCGCCTTCCGGGTTCTTGCCTTCTTTGCGTGTCCAAGCAGCGGTCATCTTATCAACCCTTTTTGGCGGTCTTTGCCGATTCCTTAAACGCCTTAGCGGTAGGAGCGCCCTCAGACCCAGGCTTACGCATATGCTCGCCAGAACCGCTCTTAATGCGTTCCT